TAGATAACGTTTAAATACTAAAGTTCTTAATTGAAGCCAAAGATGATTTGCATATTGATACTGTTTGCAGTCACAGCTGCAAGTCCAGTGTATCAGAGGTGTTTCCAAGATGGGGCTATAGTGAAGCAAAACCCATCTAAGGAAGCTGTTACTGAAGTATGCCTAAAGGATGACGTTAGCATGATCAAAACGGAGGCCAGATACATAAAGAATGCAACTGGGGTTTTCTCCAATAATGTTGCAATTCGAAAATGGCTGGTGTCTGATTGGCATGATTGCAGACCAAAGAAAATAACAGGTGGTCATATTAATGTCATTGAAGTTGGCGATGACCTATCATTGCACACAGAATCGTATGTATGCAGTGCTGATTGTACCATAGGAGTTGACAAAGAAACAGCTCAGGTTCGGCTTCAGACGGACACAACTAACCATTTCGAGATAGCAGGGACCACAGTTAAATCTGGGTGGTTTAAGAGTACAACATATATAACCCTTGACCAGACATGTGAGCATCTAAAAGTCTCTTGTGGGCCTAAGTCGATTCAGTTCCATGCATGCTTCAATCAGCATATGTCCTGTGTCAGATTTTTACATAGGACAATATTGCCTGGTTCTATTGCCAATTCAATATGCCAGAATATAGAAATTATAATATTAGTTACGCTTACTCTGTTAATATTCATACTCTTAAGTGTACTAAGTAAGACATATATATGTTACCTATTAATGCCTGTATTTATCCCTATAGCGTATGCGTATGGCATTATATATAATAAGTCTTGTAAAAAATGCAAACTGTGTGGATTAGTTTATCACCCATTCACAGAATGTGGGACACATTGTGTCTGCGGTGCTCGTTATGACACTTCTGATAGAATGAAGTTACATAGGGCCTCTGGGCTATGTCCTGGTTACAAGAGCTTGAGGGCTGCCAGAGTTATGTGCAAATCAAAGGGTCCTGCTTCAATACTATCTGTGATCACAGCAATATTGATCTTAACATTTGTTACTCCAATCAATTCAATGGTAGTGGGAGAGAGTAAAGAAGTCTTCGAGCTGGAACAACTTCCAGATGACATGCTGGATATGGCACTAAGGATTAATTTCTATTACTTTGTCTGCATCATGAATTATGCAGTGACCTGGGGGCTCATAATTATCGGCCTACTAATTGGATTGCTTTTCAAGAAATACCAGCATAGATTTTCGAATCTCTATGCTATGTACTGCGAAGAGTGTGACATGTATCATGATAGATCTGGGCTGAAAAGGAATGGGGACTTCACAAACAAGTGCAGGCAGTGTACATGTGGGCAGTATGAGGATGCAACAGGACTAATGACCCATAGGAAAACCTATAATTGCTTGGTACGGTATAAGGCGAAGTGGGTTATGAACTTCTTGATAGCTTATATGCTTTTAACATTGATAAAAGACTCAGCTATAGTAGTGCAAGCTGCTGGAACAGACTTCACAACTTGTTTAGAAACAGAAAATATAAACTGGAATTGCACAGGCCCCTTTTTAAACCTTGGAAATTGTCAAAAACAACAGAAAAAGGAACCCTACGCAAACATAGCCACTCAGCTAAAAGGTTTGCAAGCAATTTCAGTGCTCGATATGCCCATGATAGCAAGCATCCCAGAGGATATAGCAGGGGCACTAAGATACATCGAAGAAAAAGAAACATTCCATGTTCAGCTAACTGCAGAATATGCCATGCTATCTAGATACTGCGACTATTACGCCCAGTTTTCAGATAACTCCGGATACAGTCAGACGACATGGAGAGTTTATCTAAGATCCCATGACTTTGATGCTTGCATACTCTATCCAAATCAGCATTTCTGTAGATGTGTAAAGCATGGAGATAAATGTAGTAGTTCTAATAGGGACTTTGCCAACGAGATGAAAAACTACTACTCAGGAAAGCAAAACAAGTTTGACAAAGATCTAAATTTGGCCTTAATGGCATTACATCATGCATTCCGGGGCACATCGTCTGCATATATTGCAACAATGCTCTCAAAGAAGTCAAACGATGATCTAATTGCATATACTAATAAGATTAAAGAAAAGTTCCCAGGGAATGCGCTACTCAAGGCCATTGTGGATTATATAGCGTACATGAAAAGTTTGTCAGAAATGTCAAGTTTCAAGTACGATGAATTTTGGGATGATCTTTTGTACAAATCAGCTCCAACAAAAGCTCCATCTTTGTCTAGAGGTAGTGAGCCATCATATAATTTCAAGTTAGTGGTCTCATCAAGATCAATAAAAAGTTGCAAAAATGTTAAAAGCGTTGTTTGTCTATCTCCCAGATCTGGGGTGTCATATGATTCAATCATAGCATGTGGTGATCCTAATGGCCCAAGTGTATATAGGAAACCCTCAGACGGTGTATTTCAATCAAATGCAGATCAATCAACATACTGCTTAGCAGACAGCCATTGCCTTGAAGATTTTGAAGTAGTCAGCCAAGAAGAGCTGGACGCAATAAAGAAATCCAAATGTTGGGAAGCAGAATATCCAGATGTCAAACTATCAAAGTTGACAGATGGGGTTAAAAGCTGCAGAATGAAAGATTCTGGAAATTGCAATGTTGCAGCTAACAGATGGCCTATAATACAATGCGAAAATGATAAATTCTATTATTCAGAGCTGCAAAAGGATTACGATAAGACACAAGACATTGGTCACTTTTGCCTAAGTCCTGGATGCTCTACAGTTCGCTTCCCGATCAACCCAAAGCATATTTCAAACTGCAACTGGCAGGTAAGTCGATCTAGCATAGCAAAGATTGATGTGCACAATATTGAAGATATTGATCAATACAGGAAGGCCATAACTCAGAAACTGCAAACAAGCTTATCTCTTTTTAAGTATGCAAAAACAAAAAACTTGCCTCACATCAAACCAATTTACAAATACATAACCATAGAGGGAACTGAAACTGCAGAGGGAATAGAAAGTGCCTATATTGAGTCTGAAATACCTGCACTAGCTGGAACTTCCATTGGTTTCAAGATCACCTCCAAAGAAGGCAAGCATTTATTAGATGTCATAGGCTATGTAAAAAGTGCTTCATACTCTTCTATATATACGAAGCTTTACACAACAGGCCCAACATCGGGAATAAACACAAAACATGATGAGTTATGTACAGGACCTTGCCCAGCTAAAATCAACCACCAGACTGGATGGTTGACCTTTGCGAAAGAGAGGACGAGTTCATGGGGCTGCGAGGAGTTCGGGTGCTTAGCCATAAGTGACGGATGTGTCTTCGGATCATGTCAAGACATAATAAGAGATGAGTTAACTGTGTACAGGAAGGAAACAGATGAAGTAACTGATGTAGAGTTATGTCTGACATTTTCAGATAAGACATATTGCACAAATTTGAACCCAATTACACCGATTATAACAGATTTGTTCGAAGTGCAATTTAAAACTGTCGAAACTTACAGCCTGCCAAGGATCGTTGCCATCCAGAATCACGAAATAAAGATTGGCCAAGTGAATGATTTAGGAGTCTACTCTAAGGGATGCGGAAATGTCCAAAAGGTAAATGGGACAGTATATGGCAATGGGGTTCCCAAATTCGATTATTTGTGTCACCTAGCTAGTAGAAAGGAAGTTATTGTTCGAAAGTGCTTCGATAATGATTATCAAGCATGCAAATTTCTACAAAGCCCAGCTAGCTACAGACTAGAAGAAGACAGCGGAACTGTTACTGTGATTGATTACAAGAAGATACTAGGTACGATCAAGATGAAGGCTATCTTAGGAGATGTCAAATACAAAACATTTGCTGATAATGTTGATATGACTGCAGAAGGGTCTTGTACTGGATGCATAAATTGCTTTGAAAATATCCATTGCGAATTGACGCTCCACACAACCATTGAAGCTAGCTGCCCAATAGTAAGCACATGTACGGTATTCCATGATAGAATACTTGTAACTCCGAACGAGCATAAATATGCATTAAAAGTTGTATGCACAGAGAAACCAGGGAATACATTGACCATTAGGATATGTAATACAAAAGTTGAAGCTTCATTAGCTCTTGTTGATGCTAAACCTATACTAGAGTTGGCACCAGTAGATCAAACTGCTTACATAAGAGAGAAAGATGAAAGGTGCAAAACTTGGATGTGCAGAGTGAGGGATGAAGGGTTACAGGTTATATTAGAGCCGTTTAAGAACCTTTTTGGCTCTTACATAGGGATATTTTATACATTTATAATATCCATAATTGCGCTGCTGATTATAATTTATATTGTGCTACCCATATGCTTCAAGCTGAGAGATACTCTCAGGAAGCATGAAGATGCATACAAGAGAGAGATGAAGATTAGGTAAGAGGGTGCAGGGGGCTAGATTTAAGCCTTTAATTAAGTAATTTGTTTGTAGTTTTCATTATCGTAA